CAAAAATGTCTTTTGAAACTGTTTGTCCTTGCTCTAATTCTAAAGCATCTAATAATTCTAATGCTTCTGCTTCTGTGTTAAAACTATATCTATTCATATTATAAAGTTGTTTTTGCTATTGCTTCTGCATCCGTGTAATCTACACTATTTCTTACCTCAACAGAAATACAATTATTAACTTGTTGAAAACCAAAGTAAGGAACAGAATCATTTATAATAAGTCCGTCAACAGGCGCACTAAACGAGAATGTTGCCGAAGATGATACTTCTTTAATTCCATTTACAAAAAGCCTTGATTCCCCACTTTTGTATATTGCTAATATTTTTAATCTATCCCCAACATTATAGGTATTGCCTGTTAGAATTTGAAATTCTAATATAGAATTTGCATAAACAGCAAAAGACACAACTCCTGTTGAATTACTCTTACTAACAGAAATTGAATTTACTACTGAATTAGTTGTGTTTATTATTGCTGATGTAGCATTGTCGTCTGAATTAATTACGCAATCAATAAAAAAACTTCCCTCTGTCTGCCCTATTATAGATGTTACTCCTGTTTTACTTACAACATCAGCTAATCTCTGTGTTGTCGTTCCCTCTGCTGCTAAGGTTGTATCTGTAAAAGTTGGAGAAGTTGCAGCGCTTGATTGTTCAAATTGTGCCATAAAAATATAAACACCACTTGTTCCATCGCCTAAATAATTATCTAAAAAACTACCTGCGTGTGTGCTTTCAGCTAATGCAATTTCTTGATAACCAAGATTTGTTGTGGGTGGTGTTCCTGTTACAGAACATTTATACCAACCATCAGCCATAGACTTAATTTCTGCACTTCCTAAAATAGTTCCTACTACAACCCCATTCAATAGGTCAAAAGTAGCACCAGCATATTGTGTAATGTTGTCAAAATTTTGTATTGTAATTCTATCTCTTGTGTTTGCTTTAGCATAAACATATAAAGTGTGGTCATTTGTTGATGCTGCTGAAATTCTTCTTTCTATTCTATGCTCTGACGTTGCACTATCTTCAACTAACTTAAAAGCACTTGTAGGAAAATCTACACTTGGTGCTGAATAACCTTGTACTTCTTTTATTGATATACTATTAATAGAACCTACAAAATTACTGCTTGGTGATGTAAAGTATATATTTATATGTGCTGCTGTGGCATAGCCTGAATAAATACCAGAAGAAGTTGCTGTATTTGACCAATTAAGTACTTCGTCTCCAAACCTAATATCACCACTTGTTATGGTTACATTAAATGAATATTGGTATAGTCTCCCTACTGCAATAGATGTAGTTTGATTTATAAGTATATAAATACCCCCTGTTGATGAAGTCGCAGAGCCTCCACTAATAGTAATGCCTGTTCCCTTTATCCAATCCGTATCTGTTGCAAAATCTCCATTCACAACTTCTTCTGTTCCTACTGTACTTGGGTCGCCCTCAATACCTGCACCACTCTTAGTCCAATAAGAATTTCCAAAACTAATAGGATAAGTAATTAAGTTGGTAGCTTGTGGCTCTGTATTTAAAACAGGACAACCACCAATAGCATCGTAATTAAGTGCAGGTATATTGTTGTTTAGTATTTCTAATTCTAAATCTGAATTAACTCTGTGTTTTTTACTCGCTCTTGATACTGTGAAATCGCCACTACCATCTATAGGCAATACACTATATAATTTTGATGCTTTATATCCACTTGGTATTAAAGCTAAACTTGGTGTTGTACTCATAATTTAAAACTTCTTTTTTATTAATTATATTTTCTTGTTTCTTCCATTAAACACATACTATTTTCAAAAGTTCCACCATCTGCAATTACTCTATCTTTATAAGAATAGTAAGTATTGCTTAATGAATCTAATAAATAAGATATTCCCCAAGAGATTGCGTTGTAAACACCTTGACCCCACCAACTAACTCTGTAAATTTCATTTGCCATTTTTATTCTTGTTTTCTTTGTTTTCTATTTTTTCTAAAAACATTTGTAATTTTACCAAATTGGTAACTTTCGGTTTATAGTTATTAGAGTACCCAGCCATTGAATAAATCATTTTTATCTGGATATACATCCTCGTTGTTATTTGTTTGGTATTCTGGAAATAAAGAAGTGTTAAAACTCATATAGTCTATAAACCTTCTTGTGTAATATTCAGCAAAGTTTCTTTCTTTTTGTACTAAATAATCAACCTCATCTTTTGTAACACTTTCTGAATTTTCAGATGTATGTTTGCTTATCCCACCATTCTTAATTTGATAAGCTGCAAATGGTAAATACTGCATCATAGCGTAATGAATCAGCATCGGTTGTAAATAATCCTCAACTAAAGATAAATAGTTTCCAGATAACGTTCCTGCTATAATATCGTTACTAATTTTATTGTATAAATCAGTACCTAAATAGTTCTGAATATCGATTTGTTGAGATATTTTTATAAACTGAATAAACTTATCAGTATCAACGTTACCATCTAAAATACTATTCTTAATTAAATCAGTTCTACTTATGAATAATGCTGTTGCCATATCTATCCTTTAAAATTCGGGTGATGCCCATTGTTTGCCATATCCTTTGGTGCTATTTTTGATTCTTTATATTCAGCACCTTTTGGTTTATAACTATTAGGAATTGAATCCACTTCCTCACTAGAACTTAATGCTTTGTCTTCTACAAAAGTTCCATCTGTTTTTGTTTTTAATCTATAAAGATTTTCACTCCAGAAATGCCCACAATTAACTCCTCCTTTGTACTTGAACAAACTATAATTTTGACCTTTATGCCCAAAAGAATTGTTTACTCCTTGAAAACTAGCTTGGTCAATATCTTCTTTTCTATAAACAACACCACTTGAAGTTCGTTGCATCATATTCTTACAAAACAACCTACTATTGCCACTTGAATATTTTTCTGAATACTCGTATCTAACTTTGTAAAAAGACTTATCTAAAAAAGATTTATCACTTGGCTTTGATTTTATAAAGTCAGCTAACTTTTGTAAACCAGTTTTCTTTTCCTTTATTAACTTATTTGCCCAAGTATCTACATCTTCATTATCTTCTGAATATTCTCTTTTTTCTACAAGTTCCCATTCATCCTCTATTGTTTCGCCCTCTAAAGAATTTAACATTTGCTCATCATCAAAATCTACTTGTGAACTCATCTTTATTTCAGATTCGTTTGCACTCATCTTTACACCAGTTTCTTCTTCTCTAGTTTCTGAATCCATTACATTATCTAGTTCTGTAAATTCTAAAGGTTGTAAGGTCTTAAAATATAGATTTAAGCTAATATCATTGTAAGATAGTATATCATCAAAGGCATTGATTAAAAGTGTCTGAAATGGTCTTATAACTGTGTTATCCATTAATATAGATGCGGTCTTTAACTCATCAGCATTGTTACCCAAACCACTTGAATCTTTTACACCTAATAACATAGGAGAAACAACTCTGTGAGCAACCATAATCTTACGCATTGATTCATCAGATAAAAACTGATATTGGTTGTGTGCATCACTTAATTGAATAGGCTCTATTGTCGCAGCAGTTGCAGGGTCATCGTTAAACGACATAATGAACTTTCCACTATTAGAACTTCCACTAAACTTTTGATATATTCTATTTTCTATTAATTGTCTTTGTTCAGGATCTGGAGTTCCATTGTTAAAATTAATTAACATCGAAGGAGCAAGTCCATTCATTATATTATTCAAATGGTAATTAGAAATCTCTTCTTCTAATTCTGCATATTGTAAACCACCTTGATAATCAACAGGAGAATAATACTTAAATCCAGCTTTGTAAGGTTTTATATAATAAATCTGAATAGGTGCATTACCATAACCAAACGCCTCAATCCTTAAAGGTTTATCACTCTTTTTGTAGTTTGCCCAATCAGGATGCATATAGTATGCTTCAATCTCTCCTTTTTCATTACACTTTTCAGCACGTAAAGTTTCAACTGGTATATGCTCAACTCTTGCAATGCTCTTTCTATCTTTAGAATAAATAACTTGCATAGCACAATTACCCATTAACTTTAAATCAGATGACAATCTTCTTACACAATCATCGTGAAATAAGGTAATCATTTTAGCATATGCCTCTGGCTTTCTTGCAGAATCAGTTGCATCTAATCCTTTTCCAAAAATCATTTCTGACATACCATTTATGATAGCGTTATTTGTAGCACTACCATTATATCTGTCGATTAAAAACTGAAAATAATTATTGTCATCGCCATAGGCAACAAAATTATCCATTTTGTTTTCTATAATCTTCGGACTTGTGTATGTTGATAAATTTAAAACTCTTAATTCGTTCATATTATAAAACTATAAAATCATTATTACCAGCTTTACTTACATATTCATTTTGATTTACTGAATAGTAAGAATTGGTATCTTGATTGATTGTTTGGTCTGTGCAAAATATTTTATCTTTGTAAATAGTAGATAAATCGTTTTGACTTATTAAATTTTCTGCTTCTAAAAAATTATAAACACAAATGCCACTTTCAAAACTTCCTGCATCCGCAATTACTCTTTCTTTAAATTGTGAATATGCGGCTACTTTATAAACTACAAAATCATAAAAATGACCCTCTTTTAAATCAAAAATATTTGTAACTTGAAGATAATCATTAATAATTTGCGTTTGTGGAAATATAAAAGAAACATTACTATTTGTACTGTCATCTCTTAATTTAATAACAATATCAGTTGTAAAAGTTCTTGGTATAAACTTTAACGTTTGGTTACTGTTTGATGTTGTTAATACTTTCATACTTATATATAGTCAATACTTTTATTTTTTGTATTAACATAAATAAAAAAGCTATGCTTTTAAATAAAAAAAGGGTATGACTAAACATACCCCTAATTTAAAAAACAAAACAATTCAGATTAAGCAGTTGGGTCTATTTGAGTTGCAGACACATCAGCAGTAATTGTTGCAGGAGTTACAAAATAAGGTGGTGCAGTTTCTTGAGCAACGATTGTCAAAGAATAACCACTTAAATCTCCCATAGCAGCACCAGTAGCAATTGAACCTCCGTTCACTTCTGCACCGTGTTCTAAACCTACTAAAAAGAAATTACCATTGTAATCCTCAACTGAAACGTGCGGTCTTGCGTGAGTGATTAATTTTAATTGCTCTTGAGTTGCTTTATCTTGGAAAGTTAAAGACATAGTTAAAGTACTTTCATAAAAAGTAGTACCATTTTCTCTTGAAGAGTTAATTGCAGTTTCTAAAGATGAATTTCCTTTTACTTCAAATTTGTACCAGTCAGGAGTTCCTGCTAATACTGTAATTTCTCCAGCTACGATTGTAGCCGCTCCTAGTGTACCATAATCTGCAAAGTAGATGTTTTTTATCCCACCTACTGCTGATTTACAAGGTACTTTTCTACCAGATGTTAATGAACAAGCCATATTTATATTTTTTATATTAAAAAGGGTAGGTGTGCATTTCGCATACCCACCCCTTTATTGATTATTAAATTATTAATTATGCGTAGTAAACTACATCACCACCAAATACGTGTTGAACACCAGCAGTAAATCTCATTACCACTCTTACATTTTGTGAACCTAAAATTTCACTTTCATCAATTACACGAACTTCATTAAAATCCGAAAGTAATCCAGTTCCAAAGTACAAGTTGGATTTTGGAGTCAAAATCAT